CAGCCTTAGAAGCTTTTTCCTTTAGTAGAACCGCTTGCCTCCGCGATTCTTGGAGCTGCCGCTCTCGCCGTGAAGGTTCACGTTGCCCGTCTCTTTTTGAGACTTCTTCATTCGGGTTACTTCCTTGCCCCCTGTTGACGGAAGATCCTTGCCGTCCATCGTCTCTTGGTAACCCGGACGAGTTTTCATTGAACCCCCGCTCTTGGTTCCCGCCTTCCTGTACTTGGGATTGGTCTCGGCTTTGTGGACTCCTTCCTGTCCGTTCTTGCCCATTCCCCGCAGCTTGGTCTGAGACCCGTTGTACCGCGTCTTGGCCCCCGACATTGCGTTCTCCTCGTACATCCCGCTCTTGCCGTACTGACCCCGCTTCTCCTTGCTGTACGTTTTCTTCATCTTCATTGGTAGCTACCTCCTCGTTAGGAGTTGACCCAGGGTTTGCAACGTCCTGAGTATCGGACGGAATGTCCGATTCGGTTGTGCCGGGCACTGGTGTGCCTGACAAATCTGTGGTTGTGCCTTCGGCATTGGTTTGCGCAACGCCAGTGGGCACCGCGTCTTCAGTCTCTACCGCATTACCCTGGTCGTTCTGCACATTAGGAGTAGGCTGCGTGTTGTTCGAGTCTTGAGCATCAGGAGTAGACTGCGTGTTGTTCGAGTCTTGGCTTACAGTTCTTGGTGTATCGTTTGCATCCACCTGTTGTGGTTGCTCAGGAGTATCCAGATCTAAAGGTCGCTGCTGTTCAAATTGTCTAGATAAGTCCAGAGATTCTTGCGTGTCGCCTTGATCTGTAGTTACATCAAGATTATCTTGGGTCTGTGTCTGTTGGACCTGTGGATCGTCAACACTCAACCCTTCGAAAGGAATCTGAGCCGCTATGGCATCGTCGTCACTTGTGTCTACAGGCTCAGTAGGGCCATCATCGACCGCACCTTCTACATCTACCGGAGAATCCACGTCGGCCAACTCAGTTAGCTCGTCGAACGCATCGGCATAGTTTGAGTCATCCTTGGAAAACTCGGACAACTCCTCTATGAAGCCGGCGCTGTCAAGATCGAGTTTATCCTGGCGAGTTATTTGGGGTACTAAATCAGGTAAAGGCTCAATGTCTTCACCGAACAGGTTCTGCTGTTCTCGTAACTCAGGTACTTCAAGACCCAGATCTTGTTGCTGTACGTTATCGCTGTCGAAGAATACGCTATCGGGTATTGTTTCATCGGCAATAGACGGACCTTGTTGCTCGTCTAGGTATTCCTGTATCTGGGTAACCTCTTCTGGTTCAGGCGCACGTCCTTGTTTCGACTCGAAAGCTGAGACCAGGGCTTGCATACCTACTTCAGCGGGCGCCTGCACAGCTTCACCGACAACCTCGGCAAATACGTCATTCCAGTTTATCTGTTCGCCTGTTGCCAATGTACCAAGTGCTTCACCAGCGCCACCAAGCGCACCACCGACACCCGTTTGAGCGCCTATGTTTGCAACCTTGCCTGCAAACGATCCATTACCGAGTAAGGTCTTTGCTGCTATGGATACAGATACACCATCGACAAGACCGACAACAGCGCCGTGTATAGCGGCGTCCTTCTTGATTTCAGCCATCAAGTTTTTATCGTTGAACGCGGCAATGACCTGTTCAGGATTAGTTATATCAACACCCGATTCAACCAGCGCTCCGAGAAACTGCCCTTGGTAATCATTCACTGCTGATGCAACACCCGCACCGGCTACTGTACCCAGTCCGCCCGTAGTGATACCACCAATTGCACCCCCGACAAGACCTTCAGCACTTTGTACCGCACTGCTCAAACCAATCTCTGCAATAAACGATACTGGATCTATAGCAAATATTTCCAGTAGTTCGCCGAAGCTCTCGGCCTGTAGGCCTTTCTCAACAACAGGAGCTTGTGGAATCGATTCAAGTGTTTCAGTATCGGAACTCACTTGTTCTAGAAGCTCATTTCTAGAGGCCAAATACATTTCACGCACAAACGGGTCGCTTATGACAGTATCCAGTGGGCCGAACTTCTCTTCAGATATGCGACCAGGATCGGGAAGTTGTTGTGCTATGTCATCGCCTCGGAATCCGAAGCTAGGCTGATTGTCCTCTGACAGATTAAACGGAGAGCTATCACCCGGAATCTCCAGGGTCCCTCTCTCGGCGTTCGTGTGCGCTCGCTCCGCAGTATCTAGGTTGGACGTTTGCCTATTGGATAAATAACTACGCGTTGCCCGCTGGCGTATACGAGTAAAGAATCCATTATCTACTTCGTATTGTTCTTGGTCCGCAGCAACCTGCGCCACGCGATCACGTCTAGCCTGATTGGGATCGGCACTTACCGGTTCTGCAATTTCTGCAGCTTCCCTGGGTTGTTCTTGAGGCTCTACGCCGAGATAGTCAAGGATTGCTGAATCGTTCTGTTCTGCAGGCGCTGCTTGCTCAGTCTGAGGGGGTGTTTCTTGTGAAGGAGTTTCTCCCAAATAATCGAGTATCGCAGTGTCCTCGCCTTGGTCTTCGCCTAGGTAGTTCAGGATTGCGTTATCGTTCATTCTCTATTCTTCCTTTTCAATACGTCACGTAGAACTTGTGTTTCAGATACACCCAATGCTTCAGCAGCGGCTGTTAATTGACGCTGGGTAAAACCCGCGTAGCTAAGTATCTTGGCAGGGCTTCCAAACTTATCGAGTGCCTGGTTTAGAGTCAAGCCATCACTACCTGCCATGGCTTGATCCATTGCGCCCGCTACGAGATCAATCTCGTCTTGCGCTTCAGGAGTGACAGTCTCTACGTCATCATCGATACCTAGTCGACCCAGTACAGATTCACGGGCAGCATCTCGAACACCCTTCGAGTATTTATTACGGTCTTTCTCAATACTATCGCGAGTGTCTCTAGTGCTTGATTTTTTATCCGCCGTTCTACCATCCGCCAGTGCTTTCTTATATTCCTCTTCCTGGTATACCGCAGGTTGACCTGTACTACCATCAATAACAGGCTTACCGTTTTCACCGATGATGCTTATTGTGCCATCCTCAATGACCACATCCACAGCTCCGACAATGTCAGGATTACCGTCGTTATTAAGATCGAAATCGTTTATAAGATCCGCAGCACGAGGACCATCTCGGAGGGCTGTCTCGTAGAACGATCCGAGGAAGTCGTTCATCGCATCAGCAAAGCGAGTCTGCGCTTCGATCTCAACCTCACCGCTATCAAGCGCTTCACTAGCGATAAAACTCTCGAGTTCAGTCTTACGTTGACGAGCTTGTGCCTCGTACTTGTCGGCTTCTTCTCGAATGCCTACCGTGTTTGTTTTACGATTAGCTTCGGCAGCTGCGTTACGATTCTCGGCACGATCAGCTCTGCCCTTTGACGAAGCGGTCTTTTCTGTCTGGTTGTTGGTCGCAATGTCAGCGTTGTTGCCAGATATGGCCGCTTCTGTTTCAGACGGTAGCTCTGATAATCGTGCAGCGTCTTCGGCTATATCTCTACCCGCTGCTGAACGATCAGCTCTGCCTTGTATGCCGGCCGATCGAGAGACCTCATCTTGTGTCGCTTTAGTCGCTCTGTTAGTTGCGAGATCAGCGTCACCCCTTGAGGCAGCTGTTCTTCGGATTTGCTCGTTCGTAACTCGATTGGTTTCAATCTCGTCATCACGTGCAGCGCGCTCCCTTGCTCGATCGTTCTTTTCTTCCTGTAGACGACGTTGAGCATTGAACGCATCGCGACCTGCAATGGCACCTGAGCTATTACCGTGAAATGAAGGCATTATGGATTTACTCTTGTTTGGGTTGCGATTGCACCGTTAACACCTTGTGTAGTTCGACTCTGTAAGCCGTTGGTGTCATTCGTTAAGTTATTAAGGTTTGGGTTTGCAGCGTCACCGGTTGGTTGTCGGGTTTTGCGACCAAGAATATCTCGGCCATCTCTAGCGTTGGTTTCCTGGATATTCGCCAGGGCTCCGAGGCCTTGCCCTACAGACTGAATACCCGCGTTAGCCGAAGCCGCCGAGGTGGCAGCCTGGTCGGCTTGGATGTTGTAGAGACCAGAGGATGTATCGAACGATCCACCGAACTGACGAGCCGCACGATCACGTAAACCTTGCCCGCTATTCAGGAAGGTCGTACGTCTTATGAAATTCTGATCATCGGTAAAACGTCTCGCTTCCGTTGCGGCAGTGGCAGATCCGCGGGCTCGGTTGAACGCGGTGTCTTCCTCGAACGAGGCAGCCGCTGATGAACCTGGAGCGATACCGTTTCGCGCAAACTGGCGACGACTAGCCTCAGTAGCTCGGTCAAACTCACCGACAAAATCGCCCGATGCTTGCTGCGCAGCACCCTCGATATCCTCACCTTCAGCGACTTCCTGTGCGAGTTGTTGTTCGATCGGATCGAAACGATCGTTGAAGCGCTGTTCTTCAGCATCGCGAATTCTGTTAAAACGTTGCAGTTCAGCGTCGGTAATTGCTTCGTTACGATCATTGCGGCGTTTTATCTCGGCGAATTCTTCATCCGCGCGACGACCTGCTCGCTTCGCTTCTTTATTACCCTGGAACGCATCGTAGAGGCCAAGCCCTACTTGCGCAGCTCCTAGTATTGCACCAATCATATTAGTTGTCCAGATTCCTTATGTCATCTTCAGTGGCTAAGCCCAAGCGTACAAGCTCGTCTCGCGTAACTACACGTTCTCTCGAATCGTTACCCAGGAAGCGAGTTTCAATCGCATCGATCATGGGCTCTAAAGTGATACGAAGCTCACGAGGTAGGTTGAACAAGTTCTTTGGTATGGATTTAAGATCACGACCCATTGTGCATCTCCGTATTAGATCCCGCCATGTCGAACTGGGTTAGCTCCGCGTTGCCGCGAAGTTCGTATTGCCAAAGTCTTCGGCGTTGGGTATACTTCACTCGCCCGACGCACACGTCCGTTATTCTTTCAGTATGAACGATGTCCTTGTCGCCATAAATTGTCAGGTCAGTGAAGAACTCGGTTGGGGTTCGAGGTATGGTGCCCTCTGCTCCGCCACCGATAACTACACCCTGATCTTGAGGTGTGGATACACCAGGCATTGCCCAAAGCCCACACCCGCCCAAAGTATCTTGATTCAGAGCGCCACCGAGGCCATGGATAACGCCTATTGCCAAGCGCTCCTGGATCAGGGCTTGTCGATCAGCGATGACCGTATCTCGGAACTCCTCGAAAGCTGCCCGCTCCTCGGCGGTCAGATTGTCGAAGAACTGACATGATATCAGACGACGGCTCGTAATTGCGAAGGGGCTCCCACCTCCGTGCATTTTAGAGCGCCAAAAGTAGACCTGGTCGTCACTTCCACCATTGACAAGCTCGAGTCGACCGTCTACAGCGACATACAGGTCGTCGGTTCCGGGGAGTACAAACGCTGCGTCCGCTTTTTGTGACAGTTGTCGCACAATAGCGTTCGCTTCTCGCGTGTCGAAGACAACCGCGTTACCTTCCTTTTCGAGGGACCGATGGAACCCTATGTATTCCCCGTCCCTGAATACGCCAAGAAGCGTCTCGGGTCTGACTTGCTGCCAGTCTTCTTCGTCGTAGAAATCCTCGGTGAGCATCTGTCCGCCCGAGGATCCGATGAAGTATGTACCGGAAGGGGCCGCGTAGATGACTCCACCCAGTCCTTGTACAACCGATCGAGTTGATACGCACGGTTCTCTGTCGGCCAGAACAGTAGTTGAGATGTTTCGCGGATCAAATATTGTCGCGATTTCAGGGTACTCTTCCGTTAATATAACGGCGTTGTTATCGTAGCTCGAGATTGCGACCACATTGCTGGTAACTGGGAAGAAGTACCGCCAGGCCGAGGGCTGCCCGGGTTCAGTCGCGTAGACCGTACGACCATCGAAACCAAGCATAACCTGGTTCGACATTACATGCAGACCCTGGAGATTCGGAGGAGGTACGTCGAAATCGTCCGTGGAAAAACTCTCGCCCAGGAACAGGCCTGACGTCACAACGGTATCCGTCGGTTGTGTAACCGGTACTTCAGATACAAAGCGCGACGCATCCGCATCCGGATCGAAAAGATACCAGCGAATAGCAACAACGTTATGCTCTGCGATCAAGGGTTCCAGTAACGCATCCGTCATGGAATCCATCGTAATGGTTTGCCCGGGTTGGTAGGTGAACCCCTCGGAAGGAGCTGACCGGTCACCCTCTTCGCCATATGCATTCACGAAAGTGAATATCAGAAAGCTCGATATAACCTCGCTGACTTCAACATCTGGATCACCTGAGACTGTACCCACTGGGATTGCAGGCGGACGCGGAACGCCAAGACTGTAACTTATACCTGCCTGAAACTCATCGACTGTCGCTTGCTTTGGTTTACCGTCACCCGTCCAGAATATGCGAGTAACGGATTGACCAACAGGACTGCGAACAACATCTACGTCCTGGTCGAAGCTCAACCATGTACCTTCGATATTGAATATGGTTTGCACACCGTCAACAAGCTCGACGTCCGTCGGGAGGTTCGTCTTTATAGGACGAAGCTCATCCGATAGGATTTCACAATCAAGAGCGACCTCCGCTTCGTTCGTCTGAACGTTACGTATAGACTTTTTTGGTCTCTCACCACTGAACTGTCGGTTTGCTATCAGCATTAGAATATCGCGTCTATGATTCCGGAACCGGTGTTTATGTGATAAAGCTGTGCGTTTGCCGCTCCTGCGTTTTCATTGTAGTTAGCTGAGTTGTCCCAGAAAACTGCAGTGTCAGTTGTACTACCGTCACCCGCGATGAAGTCCGCTGCTGGATCGAGCGTAAACGAGGGAGTCGCTACGATGAGCGTCCCACCTGCTCCGTGCCCGGCGCCATTCACACCTCTTCGTGAACGAGCGTCGATGGTCGCAGTTGATCCTATCGTCACTGACGGTGCGATGAGAATAAGGCCCGCACAACCAGGGGTTCTAAAATCAGCTGCTCCAGGGTTGACATTACCTCGTCCGTGCCCACCGTGGAAATGCTGTAACGATGGTACATGCATGACGGCTGCCTCGAAATTGGCAAAATCCAATCGTCCACCTAGAGCTTGTGGCCCCGTGAACGCACGCTGCACGCCCGCGATATTGGGCTCTGACCCTGGACTGGCTGAAGCGTCACCGGTTATGGTTCCACGACCACCCACGAATGTCTCAGGGCTAGTGGATTCGTGATCGTTGATGACGATTTGACCTTCTATGACGATAGCCTGTGTGGCGCGAATAACAGTGGTGTGGCCGCCAGTCAGAGTCAATATGGCGCCCGAATCTACCGTAAAGGTTTCGAACTCTTCACCGCGGCCGGACGCTCGTGATGTAGCACCGGAGATCGTGAAATTACCGCCTATACCGCGACCGTAGTTCCTCCATGTAGTGTCGAAAATACTACCGATCTGATCGGCCACATGATCGGCTACAATGCGAGAAACTGTTCGCTGAGTGGTGTAAGCAGTGTTGTCGCCATCAACATCGAAATCTTCGTCGGTTCCTCTAAGCGCAATACCTGCTACCGTGTCGCTGGCTGTCGGTAAGACCAACGCAGGGGGCACTGCATTATCCAGAACGAACTGACCCAGTGATGCATCGTAATGAATCTCAGCTCTACGATTTGATCCGATAGCACCTGCGTGCAGAGCATCGCCGTTGGGTAGAACGATATCGATCGCACCCAGGTTGTTAAGATTAATCCTGGTGGATGTAGTGGTCGTGTTGGGACTATGCGGTAGGAAGCTAATCGCCAGGTCGTCCGTGTATGACCCGATCGATTGAACGGTTACATTGTAGAGATTACTACCGACAACACCCAAGCCTTCGGAGAAGTTAATACCTCTCAATATAGAAAGATTCTCGCTTCCTGAGATTGCAAACTCATCAAGAAAAGCTTTAGTTATTCGGGTCGACAGAATATCGCCGGCAGCGAACGCGATGTCGGTCGTGTTCTCAGTAGCACGGACGACCTCTATAACGTCACCTGCCCGGGCAGTAGCTCGAACTATCTCGTAGTCACTGCCGTCAGCGCGTATGATCGTTAAAGGGAAGAAGTCTCCTACACCCAACGCTGGGAATAAAGAGCCTTCGCCTGTAGCGACATTCAAGGTCGTCGCACCAACCGCTAACGCAGATTGTAAGGTACTCTGCGCATTGTTCTCGTATTGCAAAGCCATGGTCTTATCCTGAGTTATCCGGTAAAGGGGTTGGTGGTTCGCATGCATCCAGATCCACAGGTTCTGGAATTAAATCGAAGAGGGTTGTGTCTGCACTTGGCATGACAATCGAATGGCAGTACAGCTTGTGACCTTCGTCATCAAAAGCTGCGACCGTGTAGTTGAATGGGACCTGCTCATCGACATTCTCGTTGGGCTCGACATCCGGAAATACAATCGCACCGTCCGATTCCTGTACTATAACGGGAGTTGGTGTGATGAGTATTCCCAGCTTTGTAACGGCTCTGTCCGCAAACAGATATGCGTATGAACCTGTTGGGAATACTGTACCGAACCGACTGGGCGTGAGCGTTAAGATAGCCATTATACGAAAGACCTTGATATGATTCGTTGAGTCTTTGTGGTGAAGCCTCGATCAATCATTGAACGAGCCTTCGCTAGATCGTATTCATATTCGCGAGCGTACGCGGCGGACAGTTCTAAATCCGACCAGGGTTGATCCTTCATCGCCAGAGCCTTCGCCAGTGTTCCCGTGACGATGAGTTTGTGATAGTCCTTGTACAGAACATCAGACACTTCCATGCAGTTTCGGGTAGGCTTTATGGTTACGCAAATTTCCAACCCACGAACACGACCCTCCTCCGGAACTAAAGGCGGTGGATTTGGATCAGGAATGTTTTGCACAGCGACAGCCGCATCGAATGCAGCTTGATCCAATGCAAATCGAGCGACTGCCGCCGCGTGAGCATCGATTTCGTCCTGTGGCACTGGAGTTTCTGTTTGGAAGTCTGCAACATAGTCAGCGGTAGTTTCGTCGTAAAACCCAAAACCACTGCTGGTAGCTACGAATGTAGAGCCGGCCTGTAGCTCGGGGGACGCAAAAGTCAACCTGGCCCTTGCTAAATTTCTGACAATACTATTAGCCCTTTGAGCTGTGTTGCCTAACGCATATGCAACGCTTGAGAACCTTGCGTCATCAGTAAGCACCCAATCAGGAGCTGGACCAGGTATATTATTGAACTGGTAAAGTCCTCGCAGTTCTACGCCGTCACCGTCAGGGCCTGTCGCTAGTGGCAAATAGCCTTCCTCGCCGAAAGGAGGAACGTCCGTATCTGAACGCTGCATATCAAACACACCGTCGTATGAGTCCAGTCCGCCAGGGGTGCCGATAGGTAAGTATCCTGCGGGCACTGGACCGGTAAACTCATCGGCATCTGTTCGAACAGTTATCTGGCTATTACCGGAGACACTTGCACTAGGTATCCATGTACCAAAAGCAAACACACCCTGCGCTGCACTAGAGGAATCTGCTAATGCAATGAAAGACCCACCGTTGATGTTGTACTCTATAGTCCTGGCGTCAAGGTCCATTTTGAATCCTATGACATCACCTTGTTGGTAGCCAGTTTGGGAATCTACTATTGTGTTGAATTCTCTCCAACTACCATCCTGATTCAGACCGAACTCAAATCGAACGCGGCCTAAAAAGTTACTCCCCGTTCGGCTGATGGGAGAAGAAATACCCATTTGAGTAATACCTACAGCGACGCTCAGATCTATAACGTCAATAGACATTTCCCAGTACCATTGTCCTCGATTCTTCATAGCGTTTCCACTGAGCGTAGAAGCTAGATGATTGTTAAGGAAGTACGATATGGTCTTTGTTCCAGTATCTACAAACGAGACCTCGTGAGGAACTACAACAGGAGCAGGACCCGGGGCAACAGGTGGATCGGGTAACGTTCCATCGCATGCTGAATTACGCAACCAACTAGCATAAAGAGCTTCGTAGTACGCGTCGAGTAAATCCGGGTCACTCGGGAAGGGCGGAACGATAACCTCAGGGTCGCACTCCAAAGGCGCCGGGCCTAAGTTGAGAAGCACGCTGTCTCGACGCGGGTCGCTTGTTAGTTCAATCTGACCACGATCGCGAATAACATAACCACCGCCACCGTACTGGTAGAACTCCGTGTAAGGGTTACATTCAGTATCCCTGTCCAGAATATTGTACAAGGGACGTTCTTCATGCTTAACACTGAGAATACTATGGATTAGCGTCTCATCGGTGGGACCCGTGAGATCGTATACGCGCTGATCCCTGGTGACAGGAATTTCAGGATGCTCCCAACGCCATAAATTTGCACGCTCACATGATTCGATTATTGAATCACGTAAACGTCTCTCAATGACCGGTATCGGACAACGCATAAGCTCCGGCTCAATGTCCGGAAGGAAATCATCGATAGGAATGAGCGTCATGTTATGCATTATTCACTATTCTCTTGAGTTTGTTCAACTATAAGATCAGCGTCCTCTCGCTTGTTCATGAGCTGAAAGAAGGCTAGCCAATGACGTTGTGCTCGTCCGCTGTTGGCAGTTACATCATCGTCAACCGCATACGCGTAGTACAAGCAGAACTCCGCCAGGGGAAGATGGTACGCCTTGTCGAAGGGAACCTCGTCGGTTATCAGAATACTCCCTTCAGGAGGGGTTTCGACATCAGGGCTTACAACGCACGGAGTCTTTGTAAACTCACCGCGTACAATGTCGCCCGCTATTGCAGGGGGCCACACGTCAAATTTGGATTGCGTAATACTGTTACGCATGTAGTGGCGAATGTAGCCACGAGAAGCGTCCTGTCTCCAATGCGGATGAGATGCATCAAAAACACCTCTGTCGGCTTTGGTTATCGCGCGTCTAGGCTGCCCGGATTCTCGGCAGACATTATGGAGAATTTCGATTATTCGATGCAGATCGGCATCGATCTCTTGTTCATGTCCATCCACTAATGTGATGTTCCTGAACTCAGTGAAAGCATCTGGCTTCACATGGCACAATGCCCCGAACGCAGCGTTCAGGGCATTGAGCAAAAAGCCTTCGTCCCACTGACGACAGTCCCGGTCAGGGTTGTCGTCTCGAAGTCGACGAGATACCTCGTCGATAAAGGCCTGTATAGACATTAGATTTCAGATTCTTTCAAATCTGGAACGCTGTCGCCATCGCTGCCTGGTTCCAGTTCAACTTCAGTTAAACCATCGACTTCCTGCGCCAGGCTAGACTGGCCGGTTGTCAAAGCATCAACGTCAACGAAATCGTCGTCAACTGGATTGAGAACGCTGTCTTCGTCTTCAACAACGTTGGCAGGTTCATCGGCAGAGTCGTATAGACCAAGAGTTTCAAGAGTCTGAAGACCGTTCTTCATCTTGAGTGCAGCGTCAACCAACATCTTTCGGTTGGCATCGGCATTACGAATTGCGCGAACGATTGAGCGAAGGTTGTTTGACGCAACGATCTCACCGACCGATTGATCACTGCTAATTTCCACGAATGGTTTACCAGGACCTTCTTGCTCGACCTTGATCTTGACCATGTCACCGCGTTTAACCGGCTTGTGTTCATGCTCTGGTGAAATGAGTGCGAAAGTTTTTGCGCCAAGCTTCTTGACGGCTGTTCGTACGATGGGGTAAGTAGTAGACATAGATGTTTCCTAATCGATAGTTTGTAAGTCTTTGCACCCAAAAGGGGAGCGCAAAGGCTCCCCTCTGGACACTACTTGCAAAGCTCGATTAGGCAGCTTGCGCTACAGACCAAACAAGGCTTTCTGGCTTGATAACTTCGAACCCATACACCATAAGGCCTCGAATTAATTCACCGTGCTTCCGAGGATTTAGCATGTGAACAAGCTTCTCATCATCCATCTGAGCAGCAAAAGTCAATGCAGACTTATGACCAGCGATGATGTTGTACTCGCCCGCAGCTACATCGTAGTCAAGCAGGTTGCTGTGGTACAGCATGAACCGATCGATCATGCCCAGACGGCCGTTTCGAACGATAGATGTGTCATCACCCGCCAGGCTAGCGTCGCGAAGATCAGACTTCTTGATCAGACCAGTGATGCGAGCTGGCAAGATAAGGCAACGATCCGTTTCAGGAACGTTCTGCTCATCAAGCACTGTGCCCAGATCAACGACCCAGTCAAGTACGTCAGCCTTAGTGACTACGCGAGGAGTACCCGCAACACCCAGATTGATGTTCTGAGAGATGGCACCTGCGTTTGCACCTTGGTTCAATGGGTCAGCATCTGCATAGATACCAGGGTTCACACCGTCACCGGCAAGAATCTGACTATCTACACGAGTTGCCAACTGATGACTCGCATCTTCAGACCAATCAGAAATCAGATCGATATCAGACTGGTACTTATCGACGCTTTCAATCGCGAAACTGAAAGAGAAACCGCGGTTAATCTCAAGCAAGGTGCTTGGAGATTCAGGGTTCTCGTAATCAAGATCCATACCGACTTCGTATTCCACGATGGAAATATCAGGAGTCGTACGAATCACGACGCTGTCGCCGTATTTTGAGATTTCTCCCTGATAATCAGTGTTAGCGAAATCACCAACTACTGTTGCAGGGTAAAACTTTTCGACCATCAGGCCAGACCAAATCTGTGGAATCCACTGACTTGTACTATTTGACGCGATACTTGGGTATGGACCACCACCTACGCCACCGGTTGCTGAACGTTGTAAAGGCATTTTATAAAACTCCTAATTGTGACCAGCTACCGCAGAGTGTTCCTAATCTGGAACGATTCGTTGTTCGCGTGCAGCTGTGTCGAACTCATTTTTGCGCGCGTCCCAATCAGCTTTGTTCTTTCTGTAATGACCACTTGACTTGGCTTTCTGAAGTTCCGTATAGAAACTCTTGAATTCCGAGGCCTTTACATAAACAACTTCAGGGGCTTGCGAAGCTGCGCTAAGATCACCCCTGGATCCACCAGCGTATTCCACCGCTGCTGAACCTTGCTGAACGGGAACTTGCGCCCCGTTGTTTGCAGCATTCGCTGCTCCCGACGTCGAACGAACCAAAAACGAGTTGAAGAGCTTGGCAACTTCATCGGCACGATTCATGGAGTCAAGTGATTCCAAACTGATTTGACGTTTAACACCCGTTACCGGGTCTATCTCGCCCAACCAATTCTTCCACTCCTGGCTATGATTTATCTGCTCCCATTTAGGAACAAGTACATCAAGCTCATCGTAATAAACATCACGCGCTGATCTCGTTGATTGCTCAACTTTCTGCACGATATGGTCCATACGTCCAGTCATCTTTGCCGCAAGAGTTTCGAAGGCTGCGATATCCGCATCCGTCATATACTCTCGTTGCTCATCGGTTAGCTCGAATGCGAACGGGTCAGGTTGCTGTTGACCACTGTTCGCCTCGAGTTCCTGAATACGGGAGTTGGCTTGTGACAGACTTTGTTCGAGCTCTTCTGCACGCCGGATAGCGGCAGTAGTTCGTTCATCGCGAGTGTCACGGAGACGTGTGTAACGCTCCTTATAGTTTTCAGGATCGATTGGTTGATCGCGTTCCTGTAAACCGCCTTGCTCCGTCGGAGCCTGTGAGCCTGGGGTTCCACCAGGGGCAGGTTGTCCGTCCGTATTCGGTTGTGCATCGACATGTTCGTCAGACTGGGCTGCATTTGCAGGGGTCTGTGCATTTACGTCGATGAACTCGTCACCGTTTACTTCAACTTCATTTGCTGGTTTCCCAGCTAGCAGGGCTCGGGCTTCATCGGCCTTTCGCTTCGCTGCACTTGGTACGTTCGACATCGGGGCTTTCCTCTTTCAAGCTAAACATCAACGGGCCATCCACGGCAACCACGCCGCTTCAAGGGTATCAATTTAGGAGTTGGAGGCTTGGAATCGCCTCGTTACCCTGGTCAACTTCATCTGCGAGTCTCCACGCTGGTTAACGCTTCAAGACAGAACTCAGTATTCCCGGGCCTCCGTATAATCGACCTTTTTAGGGGTCTTTGGGATTGCATCCTCCTGTCGGAGTAATGCAACCACCGTGCTTAAAGATTCATACGAGCCCTGAAAGCGACATGTTTCGTCGCGAGCGCGAGGCTTGGCACAACCTTCAAGCGAATCCTGTTTGAGGGTATCGATATAATCGATAACCAGATTGAGCGATGGACCGGAGAGCATCTTCAGCGCTTCTCGCGCACGCCTCTCTGTTTCTTTACGGTCAACAGTCACAACAATCATCCTCATCTGCGGCCATCAGTAAGAGTAGGTACGCATCCTCTTCCTGCTGCAGATATTTCTCGAAAGAAGCTTTTTGCTCATCGCTCACCTTCGGGTATCGTCCCGAGAGGCCTCCTCGTTTCAACATTTTGAAAGCTACTTTCGTAGAAACATCTTCCTGTCCGTGATCTACGTCAGGGAGTGTAACATAAGTTTGTGGGCTGTTTTGAGTATTTGGATATTCAATGCCCGGTACCGGTTTCATTTTCATGAACGGGTTCACAGATCGATCGTTATCGAATTGTTCCCCACCCAGGTCCGGCTCTTCCTTGTCGCAATAACAAGGACAGAATAAAGGGTTGTATCCGTTGAAGGTGCCTGACTGCGCCAGGTGAAGGGGACCGATCATCCCGTGAGACTCACATCGCCCTCGCAAGGGTCACCCGTGATGGTCTGTCGATGAAGCTCGACAGTACGCCCTGAGTCCTTGAGGAAGTAGACGATTTGATCGCCAATCTTAACCTGGTCAGCCTGGAGAAGGTCGGCAATGAATTCAGAAGTTTGAGGAGCGATTGTAACCACCCCAACAGTTTTTGAGCACTCTAATGATTCGTTTAGGGTGCCCAGCATATAATCTAGTTTGAACAATGCGGTAACTTTATCGTACTCGATCCAAGTTGCTGGCACAGTAAAGGTTCCGATATATCGGCCTGTTACTGCGTCATCAATCGTAACCGGTATTGTTGTTACGATCCCATTCCGTAGGATGACAATAGTAGGCGTGCCAATGTCACTCAGGTTTCCACCTAGAGTGACATTGAACACGACGCTACCTTGACCGCCCGGAGCGAGATTCACAATCTTAGCAAGCCTGTGGACGCTCGGCGATTACATCTTTAACGAGAGCACTTCGGTATACGCGCAATGGAACGCTACCGACAGCTGCAGTTATAATGAAATCAATTTCATCATTAGCGTTAAAGCCCGCTGGATCAAAACAAATTTGATATTCACCAACTATTGCAGCAGGGGTCGTATCTTCAACCTGTTCAATGACAACATTCTGCGCGGCAGTTGGAGTTACTGAATCGCCGTTTACTGTCATATTTAAAAGAGTTGGCAGCGCTGCCGGGTCGACTGGTTGACCATCCACACCTCGATAACTAAAAGGCATGCAGGCTGTTCCGCCGATTTGAAATTCATACTGGGTACGTGAACAAGACATTATGGGTATTTCCTATGGTAAAAGTGAATTAACACGCTTCGGGTTTACAGACCTTATCTTCCAAGATATCGACGCCGGTCTGGACATCGTCAACATCTGTTTGCAAAGCCGCCAGGGCAGCAATGATTGCAAGTTGGTTTGCTTCAGTAGCGTCGCCACCGGCAGTATTTTCGCAACATTCGTAATGCACGGCCATGAAGCTCATAGTTACGTCTCAGTTATGGTTGTGTTTATGGTACAAGGTGTAGCTGTCGTAACAGTCTTGTCCACAAGAACAGTAGAAGTTCCCTTAAGAAGTTTCTGGGCAGTGGTGTTTGTGTATATCTCGTCCGCTTCAGCAATATCACGAAGTAGTGTGAGTATCGCAGCCTGTCCCGGAGTCAACCCAGCGTTAGTTGTAACGTCCGTTGCGGTTGCGACATCGAAAGAAACGAGTGCTGCGTTAATATCAGCTTGGCTTAGATTGTTTAGTGCTGCGATATCAGCTTGTATGTCGTCGCAGCATGCCGTGACTTCAGCACCTGTAGCAATTCCGTTGGCAACAAGAGCAGCTGTAACGGCGCCTTGGAACGCAGCAATAGTTGCATTACCGTCCGTTTCATTACCGATCGCAGTTTCAACAGCCTGCGCTATAGCCGCCAGGGCAGTTTGACCATCTGCGTCATTTATTAGCGCTGCCTCGACCTGAACAGCTATCGCTGCTGCGGTGGGTATAGCCGCTAAAATATTTGTCTCAGCATTAGAAACATCGGTCGCAGTCGCTGCGCCGTAGGTCCCAAGAGCTGTAACGACATCTGCTTGGGTAAGCTCAACTTCTTCAGTATCGATGATACAGTTATCTGCGTTATCCCAATAGAAGTCACCGCTCGCACGTAGGCGACCATTATTAGATTGATAACCGTTGTACGCATACCAACCAGTAGCCAGAGCAGCTGGTACAGTGACAAAATAATTATGAGTGCCAGGTCCAGAATGGGTGGCAGGTAGTACCGCTCCAACTTGACCACCCGCGCTATCGAAAATGCGTATTTCGTGGTCCTGGTTATCATTGACGCTAGGAAACTCTAGTGCATTACGAGCCATTGAGAGCCTCCATTAATTCACCTTGCATCTCGGCTAATAGGTTTAGTAAAGTTGTCTCCACTGTCAAATCACCTTCAGCCAACACTTTCATAGTTGCTTCTGCATTTGCGAATATGCCCGCGAATACTGTAGGGAGTGTGTCAGGAGCAGTTAATGCAGCCTGCCCAGCACTATATAGAGATTGCCGATATACTCTGGATAGCACCTGCTTCATTTTTGTAAATTCACGAGATTCAATAATCATTTTATCAGACCACTGAATCAGGTCTAACCCTTCCTCGCTGGCCCACTGAGTTATTATATCCTCGTCCTCCTGCTCAGCATATCCTTCACGGAACACACGAGCCATGAGTACTTTGTCCTGCCATTCATCTATGAGAAATGAAGGATACTTGCCTCGCAACACTTCATAAGCGTCTGTGGCAAAGTCTGTCATCAATTCAGATGCTACGTTTAGATCAATCACGGTCCCATATACCTCACTTCAATTATTAAATCAAAGCATGTAGCTTCTACACCGTTTACTGTTGGGCGATGTTCGTACCGTATAACTTCTGTTGAATTGGCAGGAAATGTTCTGACTACAGAAAGTCGCATAGACACTCTCTGATCAGTTCCACTATTGTCTCCATCAGCTGCAATAGCCGTACCTGCGCCTGCTGAGTCTTTACCTTCACGCCTGAATGTAGCGCCTTGCTGAACTGTACCGCGCAACAATCTACCTTCATAATCAGAACCTGTCGCATCGATAGACACAAGAGCTTTTGCCGATAGTTCATATTGACCAGCTGGCGTATCCCCAGGTAAGGTTACAGACCCTATTTCCTCCATGACGTTGACATCATTCAGACGGTCTACAAACGAGCCCCATGCCACTACCTGACCCGGTACCAGTACTCGACCTGTTTGCAATGACCCTGCAGCATCGCCTGTGTGCAACGCTTTGTCAGTCCATCCATCGTCACGTGCAACAGGGTAATCGTGTAGTGTTACATCACCGTCGTCATTGAACGTCACCGATGTGAATCGATCAGTTTGACCAGCCTCTGTTACAGTAACTCGGAGTTCTGTACCTCGTGCTGTGGCAGATATATCTTCTACAGCAAAAGCAGATAACTCAGCGGTGTCTCTATAATCTGTACCATCATGAGGCGCGTACGATAAGCCTCCTACTTTATTACCGGCTAACAATTGCGTAGGAGACGCTTTAGTGCCTAGAGCTTTCTGTAGACGTAGAAATGCCGAACCGTTAGTGCCGATCTGAGTGAAACACGCATCCGCACCCGTATCGTTACATACCTCAAAGCTGCTACCAAAGCCCGGGTCGGAATCTAGTATGACGTCGCCGTAAGTTATTACGGTAGGGCTTTCAACCGTCCACGGTTGGAGTAACGGATTTGCAAATGCGGCTAATACCTGATCATTTACATCTTCCTCGGTAAGGCCCGTCGCTACGCCTCTACCACTCATTTCGATGCACCTTCAGGTGTGATTGTTCCCTCCAGGGAACCATCGGGATTTCTTCCGACTTTTACTTTCTTGCTAGCCGGCTTACAATCAGGCATGTTCACGTTAAGTGTTATTTCACCGGACGAAGATCCGCCTTCTGATGTTAGTTGTTTCGTAATCTCATCCATAATCTTAGATGTTTCTCCCATGAGTACTTCGACCTTCTGGGCAACGGCTTCTTCAACAACAGCGCGTATTTGGTCTTCACCTATAGCATCGGGTTGATCGGCGGCGGCAATGTCCGCGGCAGATCTGGCACTTAACTTAGCCTGATCCATAGCAGTCTTGTGTTGCATCTTCATTTCAGCAATCTTCAGACGAGCCGTAGCTTCAGCCTGGAGTTTCGCCTTCATGATATCGACTTCCATTTCCTCACGGGCAGACAGGCGTTGCGCACGCATGCGTATCAGTTCATCCTGAACTTCCCTATCGTTTCGAATTCTGGCCTCTTCACTCTGTTGCTGCATTTCCATCTGCTTAAGCATTCGAGCACTGGTCATGTCGTTCAACTTGAACTCACGATTCTGCTCGATCTCTTGGGCCTTTATCTCGCCTTCCATCTGAGCTATCTGTAGATCAGCTTCCGCTTTGATCTGTGCAGGATCAGGTGGAGGTGGAGCATTCTCGATCTTTGCGATCTTGGCTTCCAATTCTTCGTCACTCGGCACAACCGCATCCGTGTCAATCTCTTCGAAGGTATCGATGAGAGACTTGACAACCGTTGTACGACCACCGAGCCCAACAATCTGTTGATCGATATCGTTGTTGAGGATTTCCAGAAGAGCCATGTGCTGTTGACGAGCGCCTTCACGTTGCAGCATGGCGTTGGCGCCCTTGGCAACGATCTGAGCGTCGCCCTTTATGCCTGGATCGATGTTTTCGTCCAGCATATTCTTGTCGTACATCATTTCAAGCTTGGGTGTTACAACATCCTCATCTATGTTATTTATAGATGAACGCAACAGCTTCGCGGATTGGTCAAGAAGCATTGCACGACCACGAGCTGTTGCGTCCGCACCCTCACCACCCCCTTGACTACCGTGCAAGAAATCTGGAATACCGGTGTCGCTGTCTGCCATGGCTTTGAACTTATCCATGACCATGAGCAACTGATCGGCATTCGAATCAGGTTGGAAGAACCGAACTGCGGGCCGATCGCCTGTCATCTCTGACTCACGACCTTGCCAAACTTTGAATGGATGAATATCGAATGGGTCTGTTTCAGCGTGCAGACGAGTGTAGTCAATCTCCACCTGAAAACCGGATGCATGCGCCAGGTTGTTTTGCAGGGCGCGTGCGGTACCGTTTACCATGCGAGTGCTTGAACGCATAAGCATGGAAGGGCTGTTGCCAAAAACAGACCCTGGAATCTTTTCGTAGCATGTGCTGTGGATAGGGCGGCGGTACAGTGGGTCGGTATTAAGCACAACCCGGATCAAGTGTGGTCCTACCAGGATGGCATCCACTTCATATTCTTTCAGTGGATCAGGAATAAGGTCTGGGTCAACGCCTTGCTCTAAAAGCTCGATGCCCGTGGCCATACCGTACCAATGAAGACCATCGATTTCAGTTGTTGAGTGGTACCAGAAGTATTGGTGATCGGCAATGGCGTGACGCGCGGAGTCTGTCCATAACCAGTTGTCAAGTCGCTTTATGCCGTGGTCACGAAGCGCAGCTTCCAATGCGTCGTTGTTGAAACCAGGTAGATTCATCATTCCGTGAAGATCACTTCTATTGAGGCGTAGTCGCTCAATGAAATCACCCTTGTGAATACTGTCGACGCCGGGAGCAGGGTATGCATCAAAAGGATTTATGGTACGGAACTCGTCAACGATCTCGGTTGTAACTTCTTGTTCGTATACACCACTACTACCGAGTTTGTGTACAATACGCTGCTTCTTGACCTGGTATGGACCCTTCAGGAAGGCTGCGGGGTATGTACAGAAATCGTCAATGAAATCACTTAAGGCGTGGCTCCATCCGCCTTCCTCCAACTGATCATTGATCTGCTTTTCCATCCCTTGCGCTGAACGCTTGGCACGTAGTTGCAGTTCACGTTTCGCCATGTGCTCCAACATTTCGGCTTGATCGGCCGGGTCAATTGGGTTACCCTCGTCGTCCACAGCGTTGGGATTTTCTGTGATGCGTTCCATGATCGCATCTTCCATCCAACCTGGTAGCGATGGGTTTTTGGTAGGGGCAAGGCCATGGGCATGTTCGCCGGCCGGTAACAGGATGGATTTTATGTGAGCTATGCCCGCTCGGATCTTGGCGGTTGGAAGTTTGACGTATATCTCAGAACCGCCGGCATTTCGAATCCGTTGCAGGTCGGGGGCTGAATATTCACCCTTGCGTTCCCGCAAACACTCGAGCATATTGTGCTCAACGATCGTTTTATTACTGCGGGCTGCCTGCCACGCACGATGCACACGCGCCTGCAGGCCCGTGGTGAAGGTCGACTGCTCCTGAAGGTCTACATGCTCAGGGCGCCGGCTATCTTCTAAATCGTTGATGTAGTCGGTAGTTTCCGACGGACTTCTTATGCCGAGCAAGTCGCACCCCGTTATATTATACAGGCCCTCCATCCGTGCCAAGAGGGCCTTGCGCCACTAGCAACTCTATTAAGTTGCTTTGAAGGGATTCCCATTTCTCGACAGAACTTTGCTACGTTCGTCACGATATAACCCCTCTGATCGGGCGAGTATATCATAACTCTTCGCCCTATCGCGTGCTCCATATTTTCAGATCGAGTAACCCACTCGAGGTTGGAAGCGTGGGAATTTGTGCGATTCTTGTCTTTATGGTTCACTTCGGCTCCTTCGAACCAACCGTCGACCCAGGCTTTTGCGACCAATATGTGAACTGCGACGCTCCTTCGTCCGGCGCGCCCCTGGCCTGAACGATATAGCCACACTTGAGGATATCCCGTTGTCCCGAGGCTGCTAGTCAGGACAAACCCAGCCTTGTTTATACGACTGTCTTGTGCAAGACGAACAACACCGCATTCAGAAATCTCGTACTCGTCTTCATACCCGACCACCGGTCGGAATATCATTTAAAGGGCTCTTTCAACTCCCCGTCCGAAGCCGCCAGCTGGAGCCCGTCCGCACCCTCTTTGGCCTGTTCAATACCGGCTTTCAGCTTCTCGATCATCCCGAGAGTGTAGCCCTCATGGTCCTTGTGAAAATCATCCATATCGAAGAGAACCCCTGTTATGACAGGCTTTGAGTTTCGCTTGATGCTCGGTATGAAGAACGAGAACACAATCTTGTTGGGCTTCCCCATGTATCCGATTTTGTACATCACGCCCGTATTTTTGAATACACGGCGCCGATTGCTGGATTGTTTAAGGGCTTCGTGATTGCGATCAGCGAATCGGGATAGCAGTTTTGTGATCGCTTCCACAACTTCCATTTCACTCAAGCGACTCGTTACAGTTACGTTTTTCATGTTAATCCCCGTATTTCTTTCCATTTTTCCATTACAAATAACCGCCCATTCCTGATTGTGTTCGACCTGTAAAAGCCGAAGGGTCATCTTTAGCCATTGCGACATTCACTTTACGTGGATCCGTTCTGGCCATCGTGTTCTGTTGCGCCTTCATCAATTGTTGATCACAGTACATCGCCCATTGCTGTAAGGCATCCGCGGCGTTCGAAGCTCTATCGTGTAAAGGCTTGTCTTTCCACGTACCGCGTATTTTATCCCATTCCTTCTTGTAGTTGTCGATATGTTTTATGAACAACTCGAGGCTTTCGTCAATACATAATGTGCTCAACATCGTACGTGCGACCTGGATCGACGTTATCTTGTGATTTACCTTCGGTACGATAATAAACTTGACACCCATACTCGCACCTGTATCCCATAGCGTTTTGGCATTGCCACCTTGGCGCTGCTTCAAATCGTGAGGACCTACCCAATCCCCCAGGAGGTAACCTTTAGTCTGGGCAATGCGGCGTGTCTCATCTATATGCCAATCAAGACCGTGATCGGTCTGTTCGTAGTAATCAATGACGTGCCACTGTCCGCCAATCTGTTGTGCGAATATAACCGCGGTCTCATCGTTTACACCCAAATCCCAGAAGGTATGTACAAGCCTTCCGCGTGTATGCGGGAACGTGCTTATACGACCTTCTTCGCGCATGCGAATCATCTGGGTCTTGAAGTATTGACCATCGCCTGAGTTATCGAATGCTTCCTTCGGTGTCGATGGGTGTTCCTGTTTCATCTTGTCGTGGAACGTATCTTCCTGAGTTACATACCACGCGCGCTGGCCAAGGGTTAATTTCTTACCTATCTCGTTCTCAAGCTCATTGAAGTATTTAGTTAACCGATCAGGTATAACAACATGCACTGCTTGGTCGTCAGGTAATGCGTTACCAGGTTTATCGTGCCAAGCATAGAAATGGAACTTGAAGTCAAGAGGTGTTAGCGTTCGCCGCTCGTGCTTCTTGTTCTCAGCTGTTTGACAAATATCAAAGAACTCACCGCTTGAACCTTCAGCCGTCGACTCGACAAATATGTACCCCTTTTGGTGAACAGCAGGGAACGATCCGTTCACGATTTCTGCAGCGACATCTGGTCGGTGTCGGCTTGTGTAACCGAGTTCCGACACGTGCAATATCTGCGAGGTGCCTGAGCGTCCTGATGTAGTTACAGTAATTGATGAGCCGTTTGCAAACCTCATCGTCGTTTTGTTGTGCTCGATTAACGGAAGTCTTTCGCGCAACAGAGGATGCAGATTTAGATATGGTATTTCTGCCTTCGTTTCCAGAATGGTTGCCGCATCTTCCTTGCGATGCGCTATTATTGTAGCCGTTATGTTAGGAATGAATAAGACCTTATCCAATGTCCATATATCTATGAAGGTTGTAAACCCATGCTGCCGGCTTTTGAGTATGACATTTCGGAACCACATGTCATTCAGGAAGTCCTCCTGAATAGGGCGACATTTGAACTTGACAAGTTCACCGTCTTCG